GAGGAAGAGAGGAGGCTTGTGCTTCTAAGGCTTTAGTTGATTCAGAAGATGGCATCTCACGTGCCTTTTTGTACATTCCTTGTACATCTTCTTGCGATTTAAAAGGAACAAGTCTATCATTATCTACAAGATATGCAACTCGTCCTTTATTATCAGCATAACGTCCAAATCCTACATAAGTTAGACCGAGTCTTCTAGCTTCTCTTGATGCATTTGATTTAGGTTCTGACTTAATCTCAGCAGCTAAAGATTCAGCGATGAACTCTTCATACTTCTTCATTATCTAGCTGGCTCCAAAGTATCATTTACAAATCTTTGACGATTTCTCATTTGTTGAGCATCTGTTCCCATATCTAATGGATTCATCTGATCTTTGCCTGTACCATCTTGAACAGGCATTTGTTCAGGAGGCACACCTTGTTGTGCTGCATATTGCTGCATCATTTGTTCCTGTGGTGTTGGAGGAACAATGTTTGGTACAGGTGCACCTGCTTGCTGCGGCAATGGATTACCTTGATCATCGGTAGGTACATCGGCAGCTTTTTCATTTTCAATTTGCTGCATGACTTCTTCAATTTCTTCGTCGTCCATCATGAGAACTTTCTTACGAACCCATTCAGTTGAATAGTAACGTCCAACATATGGATCAATAAGCTGTAACATCGATAGTCTATTTTGAAGAAGTTCAGCTTCTTTTAGTTCTGTAAAGTTGTTGTCTTTCTTGAAATCGTACCAGATTTCTTCTTTAAACTCGTTCCATTCATCTTCTGAACATACTTTCTTGAGAACAAGTTGTACGCGAAGAAGATCATCAAACAGTGTAGAAAACTTTGAACGAAGTCTCTGAACAAACTTATTAAACTTAAGTTCATCTCTAGTAACTTCTGTTGTGCGACCAAGAGAAAAACCTTGTTGCTGTTCTAGTCTGGAAATAGGAACGCCAAGAGCTTTATATAGCTTCTTTTCAAAATATTTAACGTCTTCTAATTCGCCAAGATTTTGACCGCCCTGCAATGTTGTAATTTCAGTTCCTCTAGAACCTTCTCTACGAGGTAACCAGAAATCTTCCAGCATTGAAAGATGCTTACGGTCGTCTTTAATTTCGCCAGTATTTGAATCGTACACTAATTTGTTGCGATACTTTACCATAATATCGCGGAGATATTGTTCAGCCTTTACTGTTGGCATGTTGCCAACGTCCACATAAAACACTCTGCGCTCGGGTGCGCGTGAGAGTCTGTAGATAACAACAGCATCTTCAACCATTCTAAGCTGATTGAGAGGCTTGATTGCTTTGTGTAAATAAGATAAGACCATTGAACGTTTGGCGTCCATTAGTCCTGAATTAACGTTAACAATAGAATCTACAGCAATCTTTGTGCCTAGATTTGAATGCGCTCCAATAATACCACGTTCATTGTATAGGTAGTATTCGTTAATTCTTTTGATAACTTCTATGCCTGATCCAGGTTCTTTAACTTTTTGGATTTCACGAATTTTGCGAATACGGCGAGGATCAATGTATCTTAGCTCTTGAATGCCTTTGTTAGGACTTTTTTCGTCAATTACGATATGATAGAACATACGACCGTCAATGTACCAACGACGGAAAATATCATGTCCCATGTTACCAAAATTAAGCAACTTCAGTATGTAATTAAATTCTTCTTGGATTTTTTTCTTGATTGCAGCATTTTGCTTGAGATTATCATCGTTAATCTCGACCGCCTTACCGTCATCATCTTGAACAATCGCTTCATTAACAATTTCATCAATTGCAGTTTCAAGTTCTGGCTGCATAGACATTTCTCTATAACGGGTAATCAGTTCGACTTCATTACGAACTGTGCCATCTAGATCAACATATGTACCATAATAAGCGCCAGACTGTATTGTTACCGCGCCATCATCATTGGGCGGTAACGCAAAAGTCTTACTTTGTTCGTCTTTGTCTTGCTGTTTTTTACGACCTATCTCAAAGCCGAATAGCTGAACTGCCATTACTTTCTCCAATCTAATTCAGAGGGATAAGCGAACCTATCCCTCTGAAAATCATTATATTATGCGTCAGCAGAAGTAACGAATCTATCTGCCGATTGACCGTCAGTAGTATCTGATTCCCACCACTGATAGGCAAATGTTACAGAAAATTCTTCAATAGCATCGTTTGCTCCCCAATCCATTTCAATTGGGCTTACGTCAATAGGGAACATGCCGATAAACTTATACTTCTTTAATCTGTTGCCTTTCTTACCAAACTGAACAATCTTACCATCAGACTGATAACCACCATCACCCGTCAAGAATGCTGGCGCTCTTAGATTGCCAGCATGACTGTTGATGAAGTTTAACCATCTTTCAAAAGCATTACGCACATTGAAAGATTCGTCGTTGATGACAACTACTGTCCACTCTGGGAAAGTTCTATTTCCAGCAAACTTCAACTCACGGCCGAAATAATTTACAGGTATTGAATTTACCGTTGAACCTGGCAACTGTGCGGAGCGTGCCATAAATGTGTATGGAGCAGCAACGTCTCCTACACCAGCAGGAAAAGTCAGAGTGCATTCGAATAGATTAGGACGCGCACCGTCTCCTCTCATCTCTGATCTAAATTGTTGAATATTGAAAGCCATTTGTTATACTCCTAATTGCTCTTATATTTATATGCTATTATTAAAACTTACCAACGATTTCATCGAAGTTTACGCCAGTTCTAACAGCAACGAAGTTCAACTGGATGAAGTTGATCGAACGAGCAGGCTTGATGTAGATGTCACCAACAAATTCGTTGCGGTCAATAACTTCAGGAGTATTGTTTGTTTCGTCACAAACCACACGGAAGTCAAAGATACCACGACGACCTTGAACATCACGAAGATATGGTTCTACAAGAGCAACAAATTGAGCGCGAGTAAACTGATCGTTAAACTCAAATAGTGAATACTTGGATGCTGTAGCGATAGTTTTTTCTAGAACGTCAAACAGACGGCGCACGTTAATGCGGTCAAATGCTGATGGTCTAGTTTGTAGAGTTTTATCGCCGTACAGAATTACGCCTTCGCTTGGGAAGTTAACGATTGGGTTAATGCCCTTCTTGTAAAGCGTATCTCTCTCGCCCTGTGTTGGGTTCCAAGAAATCTTGATCGCATTCTTGATCTGACCACGATTGAAACCTGCTGGAGAATACCAAGGATCGCGGGAAAGATCGGTAGCTACGCAGAGACCTGCAATGTCGCCGTTCATTGGAATCCAACGATAGACATTGTTATACTTGTCAAACTGATACTTCCAAGCAGAATCCATTACAAGTCTGTTTGATGAAGTTAGAGTGTTGCGATAATTTACAATGTCAAGTGCTTCTTTACCTTGGTTAAATACAGCTAGATTTTCAGGAGGTGAAATGAAAGCTAAACAGTCTGCTCTTTCATCAAGAACGGCTGTCTTAATACCTTCAATCAATGCTTCATCTGATTCACCTGTAAGAACAAGTGAAACATCAATTTCTTCCTTGTTAGAGAAGTGACGAGAATATGCATTAAGTCTGTCCGCAGCAGTTGCAACAGAATCTTGTCCGCCGTTTAGAGATGAAGTGTAATTTCTTGTAGCTGCATCGATAAATGTGGTATTAGCAAGTGTTCCACCCCAGTTGCCTGATACGGTTGGATGACTTGTAATCCAAATAAACTGCGATCTTCTATTAATTACATCGACATAATAGTTTGATTGTCCATTTCTTAACTTAGCATCTCTTGCCTTTGATAGGAAAGAGAATCTTTCGAGAACACGATTCTTTCTTCCTGTGAACAAACCGTCTTCGTCTACTACGATAATGTGCAATTCGTCGTTTACAGCACCTAAATCTTCACCAACTTCAGATGTTCCTGGAGCATCATCAAAGTTTCCTGCATATTCCCATGTCGCTGTAACTGTAGCGTTTGTGATGTTGGCAGTTGATGCGGTATCAATCCTTACGTTTTCAGAGGTAATTGCAAGAACTTTAGCTGTTACTGAACCTAGCGCAGAAGTAGTCGCGCCACTTTGAAGATTAATAACATTTCCTGTTAGCGTTATGAAATCACCTACATTCAATACTCTGTTTGGATCAGCAGCTGGGTTATCAGTAAAGATAACGTGAGCATTGCCGGTACCTACATTAGCTTTAAGTGACATTACTCCTGAGTATGCAACTGTATTAGCGCACATAGAAACTTTCAAACTATTGCCAATTACGCCTGGATACTTGGCAGCAAACTGCGCTTGACGGCTAAAAGTTACAGTAGAATTTGAGGTAGCATTTGCAATCGCGCCATAATTATATTCGTAATCATCTCTGTTGAGAATTTGCAAATCGTTATTTGCTAAATCGGCGGTCGTATTTGATACGGCGTTTCTGCCGTCAGCGCCCATAACACGAACAACTTTAAGATTTTGACCATACTGTAGGAAGTTGGCGCAGGTAAAGAAGTCGATATAGTTGTTATTTGATGGATTACGGAAAGTGTTAACTAGCGATACTTCATTGGAAATGAGCATAACTGAGTTTGCAGGACCCCACGCGAATGTACCAGCATATGCGCCATCTGTAGTTCCGACTGTTGGAACTATAGTTGTCAAGTCAAATTCTGATACATAAACACCAGGTGACAATAGATTTGCCATAGTATTTCTCCTTTATAAGAATGGATATTATTCTCTATTATTTAGAAAAAGCAAGATTTACAGTTTAACTTTCCAATTTAAGTCGTCCCAAGGATATCTTTTGCTTCTATCCTCAAACCATACATTACCATTCTCATCTAGTTCATAATCCATGCTCGTATCATTACCTTGATATCCAGATATGGCGCCAAAAGGCATAATATCTTGATCCAGTAAGTTCAATTGCTCTTCTTGCAGAGTTTGTCGTATGTCGTTTTTAATGTTTTCTTTGAAGTATCTTTGAGCGGTAAGCCATCCAAAATGTACCAAAGTCATAGCCAAATCGTCAGTATTGCCCTCTTCTGCCTTGAAACTCTTCTTGTCAGAAGAAAAGGTCATCAGCTCTGAAATTGTGTCTTTGTCGTTTATAATAAGTTTATCACTTTCGATTAGCGTCTTGAGATTGGCACATCCGATGTTTTTCGTCTGGACCGAAGTCTTAAGACCATAAGCGATCTTTTTGGTAAATCCTGGTGTAGACTGCTGACCTTGTTTACCTTTAGCTTGAATCTTTATCAGATTGTCATAAGCCAGTTCAAAATGTAGAATGTCGGCTACCTGAAGTCCAATTGAGTTGATTTCCACCAGAACAAATGCCTCATTATACATCTTTGCAGCTTGCAGAATGATTGTTGGAAATAGCAGTGGAGTAATCTTATTGTTTTTGTATTTAGCAACTTGCCTATAAGGTATTTCTGTAACATCAAATATAGAAAACGTCGAGTAATCTAGACCCTGACCTTCGGCCACATCTACTGTCATCGTATAAGTGCGTCCTGCTTCGGGTTCTTTATAAATGTCCATGAATCCATCATGACGAACTGGATTTAACCAGACCAGCGATCTCAACTTGGCAGGATGAATAAGAGTGTTTGTAGAACCAATAAACTCACACTCAAACTCTTGTCTGAACTGATCTTCGGACGTATTACGAATAGTCTGCTCTTTCCACGCCTCGTCGCGACCTGGTACCATACTCCAGTGAATTTCTACAGGAACATAATCAGAGCGATGTTCAACTGATTCTGTCCACATACGATAGAACTGATTGAGTCCATTGGGAGTGGAAACGATAATAACTTTTGTTGTCTGACCAGAAGAAATAGTAGGATAGGTCGACATGAAGAATGCTTCGGCAATATTGTTCGGAACGAACGCAAACTCGTCAAGGAATACTACGTTAAAGGAACGACCACGAACAGAGCTGCCAGAAGTAGAATCCGCAAGAGCGCGAGATCCATTTGCCAGTTCAATAGAACCTTTATTCCATTCTTTGACGCCCTGCTGTAGAAAGCGCGGTAGATATTCAAAAGCTAACTGTAGACGACCCATGATTTCGCGGGCTGTTGCGGCCTTGTTGGCAAGAATGGCTACGTTTACATTTTCATTGAACAGAATGTAGTGTAATAAAAATGCAACAGATGTAGTTGTCTTACCGACCTGACGTGGAAGTTTACAGATGGAAAAGCGATTCTCATGAAACGTATTGAGCATGTCTTTCTGAAAGTCCCACATGCGAAATGGCATAAGACCATGATCAACGTTGATGATCTTCATGTATTTTGTGGCAAAGTATACAGGATCGTCAGCGCACTTTATAAACTCGTCTAGCTCTTGCTGAGAGAAAGCATGTTTGTAATCTTCTTTTGGAAGATTTGGATTGTTATTGTAACCTTTACTCAATCTTTTCTCCGCCAATCAATTTTAAAGAACTATCAAGATCAATAAGGTCTTTTAGATGTCCTGAACCAGCAAAATAAACTCCTTCTGTTCTACTCAACAGATAATTATCTCTCATATCATTTGCTTTTTTTGCAAGTTTACCAGCATTATTTGGATACTCTTCCCAGTTCTTCGGCCACATTAGCTTGTCACCTTTGTCAATGAAAGATGCAACATTTTCTTTTGTTGCTGGTTGGCTGCTTAATTCTATAAAGTTCGTGTGAGATTCACTTGCTTTGGTTAAAAACTCTTTTAACTCTGCTGAACCATACTCTCTATCTTTGAAGAAAGAGAACTTCTTTTGATTCTTTAGAATGCTGTCAAATATGGAAAGTTTTAGATCAATTAATGATTCTTTTTGACCATTAACCTCAGGATTAGAAAATAATGTATAAATGAACTCTATTGGATAACCATCAATTTCTTTTCTAAACTCATCGTCCCAAGATCCTTCATAGTTACTTCTATTACCAAAAATTTTCTTGTTATTGTCTGCGCCGCCACCACTACCTTCGTACCAATAACCATATTTCTTACCAATATCTTGAACTCTTCGCAGAATATCAGGATTCAACTTTATTGGAGTGCCATGTTCTTCGCCGACAAAAGCAATTTTATTACCTTTAAAGATTACTCCTTGAGGTGCTATACTTTCTTTTTGTTCTCTGATAAACTGACGAAACGTTTTCATTCTTTTATTCTGTATCTTTTCATTTCGCGCCATGGAATATTTCTTGCTTGAATAGTCTCATGTCCAGCATCTCTTGCTTTTTGTAGTCTATGAGTTCCGTCTAAGACAACATGACCGTGTTCAGGATGACGAGTTGTAATAATAGGATGTTCTAGGCTGGCATTTTGAACTCTTTTTGTTTCGCTTTCTTTTGATTCGCCTTCACGATTTCCTAATGTTCTCTTTGCCAGGGAATCAACTTTCAACGCTTTAGTTTTTTTGTCTTGAGCGTGTTTTATTAGTTCGGAAACTTTAAATCTATATCTTTGTTGTTCTTTTCCTAGTCCAAATCCAACACCAGCAGTAGCTTCTACTCCACCAGGATGTTCTGCTTGTTCTAATATAAACTCTCTAAAAGTTTTCATTTGATTGTCTCATTTATAATATGGATTCTTTGGATCAGCGTCACCCGTCTCATCTGGCCACCAATCAAGTTCATACTTTTTACCATTCTTAAACATCGCCTTCATTGACTTGATGCGAGACTCATATTCTTCTTTACTTGGTTTAACGTTACCTTCTACCACATCTAGCACATACTGTATTGTAACTGCATTTGCGCTTAGACTTGCACATCTCGCGCCAACTTCACCTTTAAGATGATCAAGAAGAATGCTCTCGCTGCTATCTGCCAAAGCATTTGACAACTTATGTGGAACTTTTAGATCAACATAAGAATAAACATAGTCGTAGTGTGGCACAGGCGAAGAGTGTAGAATATACTCATCTAACACTTCAATTCTCTTGAATCCGTCTACATCATACCATACTGCTCTATTAGCGGTCAATTCGTCTGGTTTACCAAAAAACTTTTGAAGATGCTCGGTATATTTGACAGGTTCTTCATTTTTCCACTGTGAAAGCGAAGAACCGACGGACTCTTTTATAAACTGTTTAAAGCTTTTCATTTCTCTTCTCTTCTTTAACTCGTTGAAGTAATTCGGCTGTACTGCCAACAAACACTGCTTTTTCAACTGTTACAGTAGTTTCTTCTTTTTTGCCATTATCTTTAAGGTCTTTAGTCTTCTTCTGCAAATCGTAAAGGTCTTTGGTTGTATCTGCCACAGTTTTCATAAGTGTAGCCAAAACTTCATATGCTCTTGGACTTTCCGACTCTTTAGCCAAGTCGGTAATGCCTTCAATAGCTTGATTGCCTTTACTAATCAAATCACGAAAAGTTCTGCGAGAAAGATTATAGTCGGCTTTTATGTCATCTTCCTCATGCGGAGTATTGACTGTAACTTCCTGTTCTTTCTTCGGCGGTATAATTTCCACACTTTTTGAAGATTCTATACCAAGAGCTTCACTTAGCGCATCATGTGTCTTACTCATATTGTATTAGGCCACTCTGTAATAGTTGTTGTATATCCGTAATCATCTTCAGGTTCAGCATCAATAGGATTAGGTTCAATCTTGATCTCAACCAACTTGAGCGGAGCTGCTTCAAAAGATGAAAGATTGTAAGAAGCATTCGTAGATACCGCTATAATCTTACTGTTTGTCGTAAACGTACCTTGTGCGCCTGTAATCACAAGCTTGCCTGTGTTTGCATTCCATGCAAATACTTTACCGAATGCTGTAGCAGTCTGATAGTTACCGCCCTGATAGACAGTATCATCTATCTTATATGTTCCATTATTTCCGTTGTTTGTGTTAACACGAACAATAGATCCTGCTTGAAGACTATCATCATGATAGATATTTGTAAAGACTTTTCTGATGATACCCTGAGTGGCAACTGGACCAAAATAGTATGTTTTCATTGTAAAGTTGAGTGTCCATGAAACATATCTAACAGAGTCAAAGTTACCTTCATGTTCAATAGTGTTTGTTACGTTGTTCAAAACAATAGGAATGTCTTTGAGAAAGTCCATCTCAGGAATAACATTGGCCGTGATCGTATAACCAGGAGCAAAATAAGGTAAAATTTGCTCAACAATATGGGTACCATCGTCCACATTACGAGCATATATTTGAAGATCGAAAGATAGATTGTATGGTACACCCATATACTGAGTTGCAAACTTGGTTGAAGTATTTGCACTACTATTTCTTATTAGAGAGTTTTGTTTTCTGGTAGCATCGTATTGAAAGCCAACAAGTTCAAACGACATGCGAGGAAGCAAAACCTGAATAGGTCTGTTCAAATCAGGATCCGCTCTTAGTCGTGAAAAGTACTTTTCTTTTGGAGCATATACGATAGGCACTTTAAAGCGTTCTATTTCACTGCCAGTTTCCTTGTTCTTTCTCATTACGGTAATAGTATTGAACATATTACCAAAAAGAATAACATACTTACGAGTTAGCTGATGATAAAAGTATTGACTTGATAGCATTATGGAACTCCAAATGGATTAATTTCACTCAAATCAATAAATGTAGCGGCCTCATTTTGAATAACTCTGTTATCACTATCATCATAATCAACCAAGTCTGCCAAATCATCACTGCTTGTTAGAGTATAACGAGTGTTTGATGTGACACCAATGACAGGTAGAGTATTACTAAACGCTCCCTTGATGTTTACAACTTCCAAAATCTTGTTTTCTGGAATCCAATGCTTGACTTCGGCAACCACTGTAGCATAAGCAAGATTTGCTCCCTGATAAACATTTTCGTCAAGAATGTAATTGCCAGATCCGCTGCCAAATGTAAGCTGAATGGTATATCCAGAAGAATGTTCAATCGCGTCAATTGCATCATCTCCTGTCTCAAAGTCTTCGTTGCTATAACGGAAGACTTCACAGCGCAATTCATATATATAAGGATTACGCTTGCCTAGTGAGAAGAATAGCAGTTCTTCTTCAACAAACTTGATTTCAAAAATTTTAGCTAACAAAGGAACATAGATCAGATCGCCTTCGCGAGGTCTGATAGCGATAGTTTTTGGAACATATCTTTCAAACGTTCTACGAGAAATAACAAAGTTTGATGTATCACGAATTTCTAGACCAAACTTAGAGAAGAAGTCGCCGTCGCCTTCATAACCTTCAACGTTGGCTAGATACATTTCCATTCTGTATGCACGACTAAATTTGGAATTGACACTCTCGCCTAATACATCATCAGCAGAATCATATACTTCTCTAGGAAGATACTGAACGTCATGTCCCATAATTTGAATAGATTCAACAATCAAATCCTCTAGTAAAAGATTTTCGTTTGTCGTTGCTGGATTAAAATTGTTGAAATAATTTGAGGTTGCCATGTCTTATCCAAGAAGAAACTGAGGTGGTTCTTCGTATGTGTTACGGATTAAGTCTTCTATTTCTTTAATTTCGGCAACAGCTTCGTCATAGATTTGCTGACCGTTCATAGTAATACCGCCAGGCAACTGCATACCACCAAACTTCTTCATATTGTTGCCCCAAACTCTCTTGATATAAGAAGTTGTCAGACGCTTGAGCATTCTATCATTCCACACATCAGTATATGTGTCAGGATCGACTATTATGAAACCTTCAATAACTAGCCACTCGTCTGGCTGAACCATTGCCCAGTTCATGTCCAAATATAGCTTGTCGGTATGACGATTGAAACGAATTGGTTGTTCACCAGAAAATAGCAAGTCCAGTGTGCGAATGTGCTGCATTGTCAAAACATAGTTGACATATGATGTGGATGTAAAGTCATACAGTTCATGTAGGCGCAACTGATAGCGCAAGTCAAACATATTGATCGTGGCGTTAGTCGTGCTTACAGGAAAAACTCTATTTACACCAATGATGTTTTCTGTGATTGGAATGTATTGATTGGTAATGTTTTCGGCAGTAAGTTTATGCTTGAGATACCAACGTTCTACTCCATCAAAATGAAAATCTTGAAAGTATTGTAGAGACATGTCTACACAGTCATCAACTTGATCATCATCAACGTTGATCTGAATAACTGGATGACCCAATTGTCTTAGGCACCAATCTTTGTGTTGTTCTCTGCTTGCTGGTATAGCCATTTTTTTACCTCTTTATAGAGTATTTATATGTTAGGTGGTTCTGGCCATGTAAAATTGAATGGATCTTCTACTGTATCTGGCAAATCTCTGAGAGCTTGTCGATAATCTGATATGGCCTGTTGCTTTTCTGGAGTATATCTCATCCAACGATCAGGCAAGACCAAAACGTCAGTTTCTTGTAGCTTCTGATCTCTTTCAAATCTTAGACCTGCCCAAGTAGCATGAAATTCTTGTAATTCTCTTTCAGTCGCTTCTTCTTGAGTAAAAGGAACTTCAAAAACTCCATCTAATGTAATTACAGTGTGAAAGTATTTTGTCATTTTTATTCCTTAACTATAAGCATAGACATAAACTGTTCCTGCGTCAAAATTACCAGAAGCAAAACCAAATCTAACATTAGACAATGCTGCCGTGCCGCCAGCGCCTGGAAGTTCCCATGTTCCTACATTTGAACTAGAGCGATCTTGTGGGCTTGTATTCCATACTATAACTTTAGTTGATGTTGTTGCAGATGGTCTGTAAACAAGTATGTGTCCGTTTAATGCTGTAGAAGCCGCAACAGGCGGAGAAATGTTTATTGCTGTCGTAAACGTTACACCCTTATCATCCGAAAACTGAATCCTAAGTGGCTGAGAAGTTGCTGCGCCATGACTCAGACCTCTAAGCATAACACTAAGATGAACAGGTGCCGGCCCTGACCAATTTATAGATCCTGCAGTAACCCAACTATAATCTGCCGTAGTACCTGTTCCTACAGAAGCGGCTGCTAACTGTTTTCCTCCAAGTTCTGACTGATGCCAACCGTCCAGCTGATCGGCATCTAATAATGATCCTGTACCATCAACAGTCAATAATTTGCTTAAAACATCTGCTGCTGTATACGATGAAGAAGGTAGTGCCGCATTCGCAACAGCAAATGCCTGATTTGCTTGACTAAACGCTACGTTACCTCTTAAGAAGGCTCCTGCTGCCCATGTTTCAGCAGTATTAGCGTCAGCGAAGGCTTGATTAGCTTGGAAGAATGCTGCATTGGCATGAAGCCATGCAACGTTACCTCTTAAGAAGGCTCCTGCTGCCCATGTTTCAGCAGTATTAGCATCAGCGAAGGCTTGATTAGCTTGGAAAAATGCTGCGCCACCAATAGTATGTGTAAACGTGTTGCCTGCTGCAATTGCAGATGTTATGTTTGATCCTAATACTTCTAGTGAAGAGGTAATATTTGCTGTGCCAGAAACATGCAACTTAGATGTTGGAGATGTAATGCCAATACCTAAATTTCCTCCAACATATACTTTTTTCGTGCTAATTGTTCCGTTATTTCCTGCGTTTATGAAAAAGTCAACAATGTTGTTTTCATCTTCAATGTAGACAGGATAAACATCAGAACCAGTATCATTATCATAGTCTAATATGTGAAGTAGTACTGTATTGCCTGAATTATAAGGTTGATTATAAGCGCCACCGATAACAAGAGTTTTTGTAAAATTATCGACAACAGAACCTACAGTGCCTCCAGTATAACCTCTAAGAGTTAGAAGACCTTCTGATGTGGTTGAACCGATAGATACATTACCATTTGGAAAATTTAGATTTCCATTAAAAGAAATGCCAGATGTATTTGGAAGAGCAGGAATACCATTAATTAGAAAGGCCGAAGCATTTACTGCGCCAGAAACGTCAAGTTTGTATTGCGGATTATTTGTTCCTATACCAACGTTACCTGTAAATGTAAATCTCGCTGTTTCTGTTAATGTTGAATCTGTCGTGACACGACGAGTAAGAATAGAAATGTCGCCTACTGTATTTGATGTGCCATTTAAAACATGTGATTTAATAGCAGCAAATTTCCATGCTTCAGAAAATGCAGAGAATACAATTGAACCACCATTTTGAGCTGCTGTTCCGCTATCACCAACAAGAATTGATGCGCCAAGATTATCGGCAGTATTAAAATTGAGTCCTTGACCACTACCTACAACTGCGAGTTTTGTATCGGGAGATGTTACACCAATACCAACATCACCTGTTGCCGTAATGACGAATGGAGTGCTATCTGGATTTGCACTGTCTTCCACTCTTACTGCATCACCAGTACCTGTCTGAGTAATTCTTAGTGCCGCATTAGTGTTATCAGTAACAGAAATTACTACATTTGATGTGTATGTCGTTGAGTTGGCTTTATCAAATGCTGGACCAACAATGGATAGAGCATAGTTATTTGATCTTGTTCCAATAACGTTTGCATAAGCATTAACAGCAGTACCTGTGTTCAAAACATAAGTGTTGATACTATCAAACTGAGTTCCAAGAGAAAGAGCAAAGTTATTCGATCTTGTTCCAATAACGTTTGCATAAGCATTTGCATATATGCCTATTGTGTTAGCCCAAGCATTGGCACCAGCAGCACTATTGAATGCTAAAACGTTGGCACCATTGGCTTTATTGAATGCATTAGCACTATCAGTAGCTATGGCGTAATATGAACCTTGTTGACCATCAAGCAGATCGGCATCTAAACCCGAAGACGTTCCATCATTACCAGCGTGCCAAACATTGTTGCCGTCATATGTTAGGGGGCCTGTACCATCACGACCTAAAAGTTTGCCGTCGTTTGGTCCAAATATAACGTAACCAATTGATGCGTTTTGTTGACCTTTAATACGAAAAGCATTAGCAATATTTGTATCGCCGATCCAAGCATCATCACCAAGTCTGAAGTTTTCACCATTGCCGTTGTTTGTCGATATTATTTTATCTGCTGAAAGATTTGCACTCGCAGTTAAAGTTCCATTAAATACTACGCCGTTTGTATTTGGAAGAGCATTGAATGCCAGAACGTTGGCAGCGTTAGCTTTATCAAATGCTGCACCTGCCGAATTTCTAGCTACTGTATCTGTTGCTGATGGTGACGCTAGAAGATCGGTAGCAGCACCAGCACTAGTAGAAGCTAGATTGATAAATGCTCCGCGATTAGGACTATTTGTTTCAAAGAAACGAATCCTATTTTGATAAATGTCAATAGCAATTGGACCAGAAAGGATAGAATTTGATGTAGGATTTGCAAGTTTTATTTCACCGCCTTCATCTGTGCCACCAGCGCCAGCCGAATTGTTAATTAGAATAGTGGTGCCTGTTAGAATAAGATCGCCTGTAACAGTTCCACCAGTTTTAGGTAAAGCATTAAATGCTAGAACGTTAGCGGCATTGGCTAAAGCAAAAGCTTGATTAGCCTGATTAAAACTACCATTGGCTCTGGCAAAAGCTAAGTTGGCTTGACCAAAAGCTGCGCCGCCAATAGTATGTGTAAACGTATTACTTAGTCCATAAACAGTGTTAGTCCATGCATTAGCACCAGCGGCAGAGTTAAATGCTAAAACATTAGCGTCATTAGCTTTATTAAAAGCTGGACCAACAATAGATAGAGCATAGTTATTTGATCTTGTTCCAATAACATTTGCGTAAGCATTGGCATTTACACCAATTGTATTAGCCCACGCATTAGCACCAGCAGCACTGTTAAATGCTAGAACGTTAGCAGCATTGGCTTGAGCAAAAGCTTGATTGGCTTGTCCAAAAGCATCTGCAACTGTTTGTGGAGAAGATGTGTTTGCTTGTGCAAAAGCTTGATTAGCTTGAGAGAATGCCGCTACCGCCAGTGAATTACTTGCTGCACCTACTGTTTGTGTATATGTGTTAGTAAATCCATATACTGTGTTAACCCAAGCATTGGCGCCAGCAGCACTATTGAATGCTAGAACATTAGCAGAATTGGCCTGATTGAATGCTGGACCAACAATAGATAGAGCATAGTTATTTGATCTTGTTCCAATAACGTTTGCATAAGCATTTGCATATACACCGATTGTGTTAGACCAGACATTAGATGCAGTACCAACTGTTTGTATGTAAGTATTAGTAAATCCATAAACTGTATTAACCCAAGCATTGGCGCCAGCGGCACTATTGAATGCTAGAACGTTGGCTGCGTTAGCTCTATTAAATGCTTGATCGGCTGTAATATTGGCAGTGTTAGCTCTTGTAAATGCTCCTGATATCCAAGATATAGCGTTTATGCCGCCTAATACAAGATTTGATGTGATCAAATCTGCGTTAAGAACAGCCAATGTCATATTGTTAGATAACGCTCCAATATGATTATCAACAGGTTCTTTATCGTATCCTTGGAACAAGTAATACATCTTGTTTTCATGTTCACGATATAGACCCGTATGAACATTAGAACCAGTGGAGTTTACATAATTTGCAATAAAACCGATATCTACAATATCAGAAGAATAGTTATTTGCGGCCAGATAGATTAGTGGATCACCAATAGACAATGTAGTTACATTTTGAAACTGACTATTGCCTGATATGAAAAGATTTCCAACTATAGAAACATTACCAGTTATAGTGCCGCCAGTTTTTGGCAAAGCATTGAACGCAAGAACGTTAGCAGCATTGGCTAGTGCAAAAGCCTGGTTAGCTTGGAAGAAGGCACCTTCAGCTTCAGCGCCAGCAGTATTAGCAACAGCAAAAGCTTGATTAGCTTGTGAGAAAGCAGCATTGGCATGAGTAAATGTTATATTTGATCTAGAGAAAGCGCCTAGAGCGTTTGCTGCCGCTGTATTTGCGGTGTTGAACGCTTGATTGGCTTGAGAGTAAGCAGCGCCAACTAATAGATTAGATGCAGCACCTACTGTTTGTATGTAAGTATTAGTAAATCCATAAACAGCATTGGTCCATGCGTTAGCACCAGCAGCACTATTGAACGCTAGAACATTGGCGGAATTAGCTTTATTGAATGCTGCCGAAGCTGATGTTTCAGCAGTGTTGGCTTCAGCAAAAGCTTGATTTGCCTGGAAGAAGGCAGCATTAGCATGAAACCATGCAACATTTGATCTTGTAAACGCACCTAAAGCGTTTGCTGCCGCTGTATTGGCAGTATTAAATGCTTGATTAGCTTGGAAGAAGGCACCTTCAGCTTCAGCGCCAGAAGTATTAGCAACAGCAAAGGCTTGATTAGCTTGAAAGAAAGCAGCACCAACTAGTAGATTAGATGCTGCACCAACGCTCTGAGCATAAGTATTTCCAGCAGTACCAACTGTTTGAGTATATGTATTGATGAATCCATAAACAGTATTAGTCCATGCATTAGCCCCTGCGGCAGAGTTAAAAGCTAGAACGTTGGCTGCGTTAGCTCTATTAAATGCTTGATCGGCTGTAATGTTGGCAGTGTTAGCTTTATTAAATGCTTGTCCTGCTGATCCGCCTGATGATGCAAATAGAGAGTCTGCATAGCTATTTGATGCAGCGCCGACAGTCTGAGTATATGTATTTCCAGCAGTGCCAACTTCTCTTGCATAAACGTTACCTGCTGTACCGACTGTTCTCGCATAAACATTACCTGCTGTGCCAACTTCTCTCGCATAAGCATTACCAGCGGTACCTACGGTTTGAGTGTATGTGTTGATAAAGCCATAAACAGTATTAGTCCATGCATTAGCGCCTGCACCTGTGTTAAATGCTAGAACATTAGCTGCATTGGCTTTGGCAAACGCAAGGTTGGCTTGACCAAACGCATCGCCAATTGATTGAGGAGAAGATGAGTTGGCGGCAGCAAAAGCCTGATTAGCTTGAGAAAACGCTTGATTGGCTTGAAAGAAGGCAGGACCGATATCACCACTGCCAACATTGATAGTTTGAATAGCAGAGATGAGATTTATTCCGCCAGATGTAACAAACGAATTTGCTACTATAATTCCGTTTGCAACAGTGTTTCCGCTTTTAAATACAACAAACTTAGAAACATCATTGACTTGTAAATCTAGTAACTTAGAATTTGCCGCTGATACAACATCATTGGCATTCATTTTGATAGCAGTATTCACACTGCTGGCTGATGTTGCCCAATAAGCCGTTAAATTTGAAATTGCTACTGCCATTAACCTAATACAATCCAATAAGTTGTCTGATAATCTTGACTTGGTTTGCCTGTGAAGTGAGCATCAAGGGCAATGAAGTCGCCACTATCGTCATAAATTCCATTCTCTAGTATATAGTCCCAATAATCTGGTTCATATCCTAAATCAAACTCTCTTGCAATAACAAAATTCGTTAAAGTTGTTGTTGTTCCAGATTCATCACCAACAATGGTTGAGCCAGCTTCTATGACTCCCTTTATATCATAAAGAACTATTAACCCTGTGTCTGGATAATAGTTCTTGATTCTTGCCTGTGAGTTGCCTGAGCGAACAATCTCATTGAAATACCAAGTCATGAACCGCCGCCAGCAGCTCCTCCGTATACGATTACATCGTTTGAATGTCCTTTTGGATTTGTAGCACCTGTTGGATGTTTGATGAAGCAACCTAGCTTATCTGGAGCAGCCATGTCTCCCATTGCACAAATAACGAGTTTCCCTTCGATGCGAACGTTTAGTGCGCCATAAACTGCACTTAATGATCCTTGATCGCAGTGAGTGTCAACATCGCCTTCTACTGCCCAAAGAAGACCGTTTACTCTTACAGTTCCTTGCCCACCAGCTTTAGTCTTTGCTCCACAAAATCTGCTATCTGTATCTCTATGTGCGCCTGGCATTATCGTGTGATCTCTGGATAAATGTTGATGATACCTTCACGAATACGAGTAGTAATGTTGTTAGCATCTACAGTTTCAACATCATAGATATATCTACCAGCTTTAATGTTTGATGTAACATTTGGAGTAAGTGAAAGTGTAATCTCTCCATTTGCTCCATCTGTTATCGTGCAAGTGATATTTGCGGACGCATTCGTTGAATAGAATGATCTACGCATTTGACTGCGAACAGTATATCCCGACACATTGATCAGTGAGTTTGTTGACTCGTCTCTAAGAACTATCTTCTTAGAGTAGTCTGTTCCTTGATCAATATAGAGTTCTTCAAAAGTTGCCATTTGTTATTACTCTGGTTTTGTTGGCCAAGTTACGTTGAAAGGATCAGTAATATCGTCTGGCAAATCTCTTAGAGATTGTCTATAATTTAACCATTCTTGTTTTTTAGATTCAGAAAGTAAATTCCATCTATCTATAAGAAGCATACTATCGCTCTCTATTAAGAGTTTGTTGCGGTGTTCACGTAAATTTTTCCATTGTGCTGGTAAAAATCTTTCTTTTCTGGCATCAATTTCTTCTTGAGTCCAGTCTTGTGTTGTGATTTTACCAGTATTGATATCTACAATAGTTGTTTTAGACATTAAGATATTCCATATAATTTAATAGTTCCAGAAGCAGTAAAAGTAGAGGCGCTAAATGAAATAGAAATTGAAGTGTCAGACGCAGTGATATCTGTATCACCACAATATACCGATCCACCTGTGCCGAAATTAGTATTGTCTGTAACTGTTGCTGATGATGAGTGATATTTAGCTGTAAGTAAGTCGATATAACAAAATGCTGTTATATAATCCGAACCGGCAGTAAATACAATTGATGTAAATTGCACATCAGTTGTTGTGCTTCCGCCGATTAATAGGTGTGGATAATTTGGTGCTGTTACACTAGTAGAAGTAATACCATGGCATTCAACCAATAACATTTTATAGATACTCAAATCTAATCCAGAAATAGTGACTGTGGCTGATCCTGAAGTTGGTGTTACAGACGTAATTTCTGTCAATCCAGCATAACTTCTTTGATTACCAAATACAAAGAATCCGCTCGTATTTGTTTTTGTGATTTCAGCATTAGCTACATTTACAACGCTTGCACCAGATACTGTACCGATTATAGTATTTAACTGTCCTGTTGATATACTTAAACCATATCTAGAAGTTCCAGCGCCATCATAAAGTGTTAAATGAGAACCTGTATTGAAAGGATTAGCTACAACTGTTGTTCCAAGGCTGAGACCGCCAGATAATGTTCCGCCAGTTTTAGGTAAAGCATTAAATGCTAGAACGTTGGCTGCGTTAGCTTTGGAGAATGCTTGATTGGCTTGGAAGAAGGCAGCATTTGCATGGAACCAAGACACATTGCCTCTTAAGAAAGCGCCTTCAGCTTCATTGCCAGAAGTGAATGCTAAAACGTTGGCAGCGTTAGCTTTATCAAATGCTGCACCAATTGTAGGAGCAACATTTATTGTACCAACAGTCAAAGCAGTAGAAATTATTGCATTACCAACAACATGAAGATTTGCTGATGGAGATGTTGTGCCAATGCCAATATTACCATTAGCAGTAATACGCATACGTTCTGTTGGGACTGATGCGCCGTTAGCGGTTGTGCTGAAAACGAGTCTACCTGGCATATTATTTGCTCCAGGTGTCCCATCAACAGATCCAACTATGGATGCAGCAACAGTGAACAAGGAACCATCATCGCCATCAAATACAATGGCACCAAGATCATCGTTGTTTTGCACAATTGTGTTGGTGCCGATTGTTCCACTGCGAGATTTGGAAAGAACTGCCTGACTACCAGCGCCCGAGGTCGTCCACAATGTTGCAGCGAGTGCCGCACTCTCAGTCGTGGTGCCGTGGGTCTGGATACGCGGGGTAATTTGGCCGCCATATGTGTTATCCACACTGTAAGCTGTATCACTGCCAGTGACGATCCGTCCTGCGTCCGTGATGACTGTTGGGGTACTATCGGGATTCGTGCTGTCTTCAACAAGCAGAGCAATGCCTGTACCAGTCTGTGTAATTCTTAGTGCTGCATTGGTGCTATCTGCAACAGAAATGACTACGTTAGATGTAAATGATGTTGAGTTGGCTTTCGCAAATGCCTGATTAGCTTGATTAAATGCGCCATTAGCTCTTAAGAAAGCGCCTTCTGCTTCATCACCAGACGTATTAGCAACAAAGAAGGCTTGATTAGCCTGGAAGAAAGCTGCACCACTTATAGCATTGACAGCAGTTCCTGTTGATGAAACATATGTATTAAGACTATTAAATTGTGTACCAAGAGAAAGTGCAAAGTTGTTTGATCTTTGGCCGATAACATTTGCGTAAGCATTTGATGCAAGACCAGTTGTATCAACGTCCGTATTTGATGCTAAGTTTAGATATGTTCCTGTGCCGCTATTGAACGTCCATCTATCATTAGTTTCATTCCAGATAATTTCGGCGTTGGCAGCATTACCTCTATTAACTGTCATGCCAGCATTTTCTGAAGGCGCAGAAGTTGAAGGAAGATCGGCATTTAACACAAAAATGTTGTCGCCAATCAGAAGAGTCTGGGTATTTGTGTATGTCGTGTTGCCTGAAATAGTAATGTTGCCACTAATGATCAAATCACCACTAATCGTGCCGCCAGTTTTAGGTAAAGCATTATTTGCAGTAAAGAAGGCTTGATTAGCCTGGAAGAAAGCTGCACCACTTATAGCATTGACAGCAGTTCCTGTTGATGAAACATATGTATTAAGACTATTAAATTGTGTACCAAGAGAAAGTGCAAAGTTGTTTGATCTAACACCAATTGTATTAGCCCATGCATTAGCACCAGCAGCAGAGTTGAATGCTAGAACATTGGCAGCGTTAGCTTGAGCAAATGCTTGATTTGCCTGGAAGAAAGCTGAGCCAGTAATAGCATTAACAGCAGTTCCTGTTAATGTATTC